CACATGGCCAATGCGCTCGCATTAATTAACCAACGCCTGAAAAGGTAAATCGGAGTTAGCCATATGGCAACTTTACGTAGTTTTGTACTCGTCGATAATGGCGGTACGGGGAATGTTACTGTCGTTCCTGTTAGCAATGCCAACGGCGTCGCTGAGTGGCTTTCTAATAACTCTCGCAGTCAAGCTTATCGCGTGACTGCAAGTTATCGTGCGTCAGGAGCGGACAAGCGCAAATACACCATTAAGCTGGAGGTACCGAAAATCGTTACCCAAACAGGTAATGGCGTTCAGCTGCCTGTTTCCGCATGGAAGGCTTACGCCTCCGTTGACCTGACCATCCCTATCTTTGCAGCGACCGACGACGTGACTCTTATTTCCAAGTCACTCGCTGGTCTCTTTAAGGTTGGGAACCCGGTTGCCGATGCCATCTCTTCACAGAGTGGGTTCTACGCCTAAGGCGTAGTTCTTCAGCATTGGGTCAGAAAGCAATTAAACATAAGGAAAACCTATGTTCCGATTCACAGAGATCGAAAAGACTCTATGTATGGATCGCACTCGCGATTGTGCTGTCCGATTTCACGTCTATCTTCAGTCATTGGATTTGGGGTCTTCTGATCCTCATTCTCCAGACTTTGATGGACTTGCCTACCTTCGTGACGAATGTTTAACTAAACATCCTTCACTTGGAGACAGTAATTCGGACGCACTCCGTAAGGAATTGGCATATGCCAAACTTATGGATAGTGATCAAAGATGCAAAATCCAAAACAGTAACGGATACGACCTGAGCCATATCGACTCTGGCGTACTTAACGGCATATTACTAACCGCTAAGGCTTCAATAGCGAAGTTGCTTATAGGTTTTGAATCTCACTTCCTGAACGATTGTTCATTCTCCAATGGAGCCTCACAAGGGTTCAAGTTGCAGGATGCAGCGCCGTTTAAGAAGATCGCTGGGCAAGCAACCGTTACAGCTCCTGCTTATGACTTAGCTGTGCACGCAGTTAAAACTTGCGGACCATGGCTTCGTTATATGCAAGAAACGTATGGCGATGAGACCAGATGGTTTCGTCGGGTATACGGAAACGGTTTGTTTTCTGTTCCGAAGAACAATAAAATAGATCGGGCTGCCTGTAAGGAGCCTGATATGAATATGTATCTTCAGAAAGGCGCTGGCTCTTTTATTAGATGCCGGCTCCAATCTGTGAACATTGATCTTAACGATCAGACACGCAATCAGGAATTAGCCCGACTTGGCAGCATTGATG